ACCAGCAGCTTATTGACTTCTTTGGCCCTGATGCCCTCCTTGGTGGACAGTACACGCCTTTTGACCTTGGCTTCCTTGAAGAGTCACTAAAGAACGCAGGAATTGAGTGGACCCCTGCTGGGGTTATAGACAGCAAGGCCCTTGCTGATGAACTTCTTCCAAGATGGACAGCAGATGGCGGAGACGGGCCATTTGCTCTCAACCCAGATGGCACAAAGTACGCAACAAATAGCCTTGGACCATTATCTGAGTATCTTGAAGTTGAACTAACTGCATGGCATACAGCGGACGCAGACTCAGAAGCATCAGCAATGATTGTTCAGAAAATACTTGAGCGTGCAGCGGAAAGAGAAGACACTCCAAAACATCTACTTGACGTTGACAACCTTCCGAACGTTGTTACCGAGCGCAAAGCAAGACACAAGCTGGAAATGGACAAGTACTTTGCCGACATGAAGCAGTACAAAATCGATAACGACGCATATGAAGCCTCTCAAACCGGAGAAAGACTTTCTTCGGGAGAAACCCTTGGTGGCAAACCAGAAAAGACTGTCCGTATTGATGAACTTCTTGCTGACCCAGCAATGGCTGAAGAACTGCGCAAGAGAAGCGCAGACGTAAAGGCGCTTTCTTATAGCGAAAGAGAAAAAAGGTTTACTGACCCCAACGACCCCGATGCTGTTTATGTGGTTCACTACGGAGCAACAACACTGGAAGGTGGACAGCTAGACCCATCTCGTTCACGAGGGCAAGTAGGCGCAGGAATAGCCGGAAACACTCGTCAAATAAACGACGAGACAGCTAGGTATATGGTTAGCAAGCGGGATGACGCAAAACGAGACCTTTCCATTTTGGAAGAAATGAAACGTCAGATTGAGGCTGACGGAATTATTGACTTTGAAGCAATCGCAGCAACCGACTCAAGGGATTCACTCAGGGCGGGAAGAGCAAGAATGCTGCTGGGCCTTAATCGTCGTAACCTTGACTATGAGCGCTCGACAATAACGCCATCCGACTGGCAGTCCGCCAATCTAGATGGGGCCATCGATGACCAAAATAGAGTCATATCCAGACTTGATAAAGTTGCTGACCAATTAGTCGCAGATGACTACCAGTACACGAGTACGTACAGAGCCTCTTCGGCACAAGATTTGTTTGGTTCCTATGGAGGAAGATACGCAGAGAACGACTCTACAGAGTGGGGCGACGGAGCAGAGCGGTCGCCAGATACCGGGATTCATATATTTAGAGTAAAAATAGGCGAAGATGCAACCGAAGAAAATGCGGTTGGAGAGACACACCTAGTTGGCAAACACACGCCCATTGCTTCTCTTGTTGCTAGCAATGACGCATCGAACAAAAACCCTGCACTGGACACATGGACCGGATGGATGGACATGGCGATTGAGGCCGACATCAAGAAGAGGTCAAGTACGACTGAAACAAGATTGTCCAGCGGAGAAGGCCCACGCTCAAAGAAGCCAAAGCGCGTCAAAAAGTACAAGGGCTACACATTAAACGAGCCGGACAACCCAACCACCAAACCGGGAGAATATCCTGATGATGTAGTTGAGGCTGCCACAAAACACAGAGCCGAAATAGAAAAAGTAGAAGCGGAAATCACTAAACTCCTTATTGACCTTGCTGAAAAAAACAAGGCGAATATGGAAGGTCTTGATTTCAGGCTCAAAGCCCTAAAATCTCTAATTCGTAAAATAGCCGCAGAAAAAGACAGCGAGCATGGCGGCGACGCAGACAAAGCAGCAAAAGCAATGTCTGATGTTGTCAGATACACGATGTCCTACGAACCGGCGGATTACATTGCTGGCGTCAAGGACGTTATTGCCGAAATGCAAAAACTTGGGTATGACCTAAGAGTAAAGAACTACTGGAAGGGCGACGACCCATACCAGGGAATCAACGTTGCGGTAACCCACCCCAACGGAACCCAGTTTGAACTTCAATTCCACACTCCACAGTCCGTTGCTGATAAAGAAAAAATTCACTTAATCTACGATAACTACAGAACAGAAACAGACCCTAAAAAGCGCTGGATTATGTACAACAGAATGGTAAGAATAGCCAACAAGATTGGTGTCCCAGTTCCGCCAGATGAGTTGCTGGAAATTGGTATTGTTAAAGAACAGCCATTCACCCCGAGGTAATTATGAAAAACAGATTCTTTACAAAAGGCGAAAACGTCAAACTATTCATGTTGTCCGTAGATGACGAAAAAGAAGAACTCTATGAGTACTTTCTTTCCGATGGCAAGTGGGAAGAAACCGCAGACCTAATGAAAATCATAATTGACGGGTTTCAGGGAATAGAAGAAATAGACGAGAAAAAAGCGTCCGAATTATATAAAGACAAAGGCTTTGATAAAGCAATGTCTGGATTAGGTAATTCAGATGGCTGACGAAAAACCAAAAGAAGAAGAATCCTCAAAGAGGGTTGCTGACGCTGCTAGGCGAGCCTATGAAACACGCATAGGCATAGGGCCGGAAGTCGACGATTCGTTTCGCCCTGTAAGTGGATACCTTGTGAACAGGTCGCAGGATGCCAAACGAAGAGTCATGGCTAAAAGCAATGTCCCGGAGGGCATGGCTGCGCCGTTCGAGACTTCTGACGCAGACCCGTCAGGCACGGACCTTTCCGTTCAGGGGGAGATAGAGGTCATCCTCAAGCCCGGAGTGGCTAAAAGAACTTCTTATACGCGAGGTGATGCTGTATCTACTGGCGGTAGAGCAGTGGCGATGAACTCGGACCAACAGGAAGACATCCTTAACGCAATAATTCACGATGACGGTCCTAACGCCAAGAAGACAATGGCAAGAACAATGCTTGGTCTTCTGAAAGCCTCACTAGACGATGACCACTCTGGGGTAACGGCACTTCCCGATTCGAAGGGGAGACTTACTCCTGTAGATAAAAAAGACCCATCTGCCCATGAAAGAAAAAACGAGTCCTACGAGGCAATGATTCTTGGTGGGTTTGATGCGGAAGATGTAGAAGGAATTCATTTCCCTTATTCAAAAATACAGAAATTGGCCGAAGACGAAAGTGTTGTTGATTTCTTGAATAATAACTTCATCTCTTCACGTCTTAAAAAACTGAACAACAGTGCGGAGTCAGCGAGAATATTCTCAAGTCTTCCATCGGCATCGGAAATGAAAACAGAATCAATAACGGCACTGAAAGAGTTCAGGGCTGCCAAGAAGATGAAAAAGATGTACGAAGGGATTGGGGTTGACTATATAAAAATATCCCACCCAACCGGAGTAAATATTGAAGACCCAAGAACCTATGACAGAAACGCATCGCCACTTGCCGATGTGGAGTCAATACTTAAAGCAAAAATAACCAAAGAAGTAGATGAAGAAATACAGAAGTTGTTTAAAAAGAAGTCCGGCATGAAGGAAGAGAAGTAATGGGCGCTGTATTGGTTGGGACCGCTGGAGACAAGAAGCTCTATTACGTTGTTGATTCTAAGGACCCATCAAAGGATGGGATAGTTGAAGACCCGGATGGTTCCACGCACGAGATTTCCTTTTTCTCCTACATAGGAAAAACAACAAACATACGCCCGCTGAGGTCTACTGAGTTTCACAAGTTCCTATGGAACGAGCCCGAAGAAAAAGACAAAAGGCGCTGGATGGAAGTTTTTATTCAAAAGCTTGACGACCCTGACAAAAACATGATGGAAGGTGTTGCTGTTCAAGAATCAACAGGCAAGGCCAGAAAAAAGAAAACAAAGATTGACAGCAAGGTAAATGCGTTTATTAACAATAATCACGTTAATAATTCTTCTGGTCTTCAGTTTTCGACTAAAATGGTAGTATCTGATAGCAAACGCGCGCAAAAGAATTAAACAGGACGGAACGAAATGTCAATAGATTATTCGGAAAAAGCTGCCGGTGAAGGAGTCCTCCCCGACTTTCTGCCGCAGGAGAATATAACTGGCGACGTCCTCAAGGGTCGTGGTCCACGTAGAGGAAACCTGGAAAGACTCTTGCGTTACTGGCGACCAATCATGCGCAAAGAGGGTGGGTTTACCCGTTGCCGTGTTATTTTGGCTAACCATCCTGAGCTTTTTCCACTTGAACGCATTTGTGCTTGGTTGCATCATGAAACTACTGGTCTTTGGCCCAATGAGGGTTGCCACCATCCTGGCATGAAAAACTGCAAAGGCAAGTTGAGAAAACTCATGACCAGCGATGCGGCCTTCCGTAAGAAGTTAAACAACCTTGACAATGTCCGTATTCCTGGTGGGAAGAAGTCCGCAATGGCGGAAGATGACGTGGACCACTTTTACAGCATGCATGACCACTCAAAAATGGGCGAAGATAAACCTGTGGTAACAGAAGATGACATTATTCATGCAATGAAAGTTCTTTCTGATTTTGTTGAAATGGAAAAAGGTTTTGCCGAGTACCTTCGTGATGAAGAGAACTGGGAAATCGAAGGAGAAGATGTGGATGGCAAAATAAAAACTTTCCCATTTTCTTCTATCGAAAGAAAGAGCGACTGCTGCGGATAAGCAATGACGATTGATTCATGTTGTGACGATAGGCCCACACGCGTAACGAGGGTCATACTGGGGGCTTCTGTAGAGAGAAGCAGGCCTGCCATTGTCAAAACAGCAATGGCTAATACAAAATTGGTCATTGACTACAAGGCTGCCTCCAATCGTAGCGGCACTATAAGAAACTTTTCTAGCAGCAGAAACGCCATAAATGGTTCATACAGAGTAAAATCTGCCGCTTTAAGTACGCTGGCTTCTTTGGCTATACCTGGTGACAGTGACCCAATACGTTCCCCTATACGTTCGACCATCTACAGAACCCTTACTCCAGGCAAGCCCGGAATACCTGGAAGCATGCCTATGAAGCCAAACCGTGGCTACCGGTGTCCAGAGGGGTACCAGTACGGCGGAAGATTTACTGACTCCAGGCTTTCTACTTGTGGTTTGAAACTTTTTGACATTCCAAGCCCTCTTGGTTTAGCACTTTCTGCAATAAGAAAGGGCTTTCGCTCCCTAAAACCAGAAAGAGTAACCGGCGGAGTTCTTGGCGGCGTTCCCGGACCGGGAGACCCAACGGTACGCAGAGACCCCAACGTTGTTATACCTAAGGTTTCCACTTTTAACCGTGCAGCATTTCTTGAACAAGTCAAACAAATGATTAACGGCCTAAGCACCGCTCAGTCACCAACGGCAAGAATGGTGAGACGAGATGGTTTCGTGCTTGAACCAGTCGTGCCGGCACGTGTTTTGCGCTCGATTCCAGACAACAGAGACATGGAAGGTGCTGCCTACCTCCTTTCGGTTGTTAACGCTAAAGGTTTTGGAAAAGAAGAAATAGGGATGCTCTCCAATACCGGAGTTAAATCTGTAACGTTTGTTCTTCCTGGGGGCTCAACAATATCCCTTGCTAAGGCCAGAGACCTAACTGTTGGTGAAAGAAGAAAACTCGGAAAAACAATACGCACCGCAGAGTCAATGGCAACACCAAACGACCCTACAGGTAACATGAAATACATAGCCGACCAAATGGGTGACGGTATTGCTTATTCTGAATCTTTTACAAACATAAAGAACCCTAACGAAATAATAAACGGCAAACCTAAGTGGGTTAACTACGCTTTCTCTAAAGCAAACATGCCCAAAAAACCAGAACCAGAAACCGCTAGAGAAACAGTAAGCAATGCTGCGGCCGGTAAGAAAATAAAGTCCATAGATGCTGCCATCGAGCATCTTGCAAACGGTGGAAGTCTTTCTCAAATCTCTCCAGAGATATTAGCCAAAGTTTTAGCTAGAAAAGACCTTGTTCAGCTTCAAAAGTTAAACAATAACCAATCTATAGTAATTATAAATGGTCAAAAATATATCTTATACTCCCCCAAATCGGAGTACGCACATCTTGCGGAAAGATTTGCGTCTGACGTCCAGCAACATCTGCGCCTTGAGTCTCCGGACGTCTACCTAGTGGGTGGCGAGGGAAACAAAAGAAAATACCTCATGCAAAATGTTGAGTCCGCACTGCCTGGCTCTGTATTTAATCCAAACGCAAAGATGGCCGACTTCAAGCAACAAGATGTTGCAAAGATGCTGGTTGCCGACTTCCTTACGGACCAAAGAAAAAGAGACCTTGCCTCTATTAGTGCGCTAACAACCCCTGACGGTGAAGTGCCAATGTTCGGACAAAACCCAACATCAGGCCTAACCGATTTAAGCAAAATAGAAATAACAAAGCGCATGAAAATGGCTATAGATGATTTTTACAACTCTGGAACCCAGGTTGACTATTCTGAATATTACTTATCTCTAAAGATTGAGCAACAGCTTGCTTTCAGGAGAGCCATAGAACAGTCAATAACTAGAGCAAAGTCATTTAGGGTTGCTGAACTAAAGAGAAAACTTAACGCAGACGGACTTTCGCAAGGCGAAATCAACCATTTCAAAATTCTTGAAAAAATATACGACTCTCGTCTTGCTGTTTTGGCTTCTAGTAAAAAAATGCTTCTCAACTACTTGAAGGGCATCTAATGGACCTCTTCTCTGTTCTTTACGACCCATCAACATCATCCCCATTTGGTATAGAGGTAGAACATTTCGATGGAACAAAATCCCTTCACGGCCTAAGTACCGCTGGAAGGAGCTGGGCAAATAATGGCGTTACTCCGGAAAGAGTAATACGGACAGGGTTTGCCCCCTACACGAAGTCGGCTCAAGAAACAATAGAACCCGCTATAGACGGAAACGTTGTTCTTTCACTTGAGGAAATAAGGAAGCACGTAAACCCAGAGCTCGTTTATATTGGCAGGATTGTAAAAACTAGAGACTCAGATACTCCGCGCAAAAGCTTTACCATGTCGATGTCCCCAAATCTTTCAAAATCTAGAATTATTGATTACCTTGCTTCAAAATTTTCAATGTCCCTAACCCAGTCATCTGCCATCAACGAAGTAAAGTCGGCAAACATCGGATTCAGCAGCAAGTTAAACACCCTCAAAACGACAAGCGAAGACCCTTCAAAAATGTGGTTGGTTGACCGTGTTGGCTCAATATTGGGCAGAGGACAAATGCGAAGGATTGGCACAAAAGTGAATCCTGACAAATCTAGTATTTATTCTAAAAACAGCAGAATAAACAGAAGAGTTAAATCCTTGATTGGTAACGAAGAAACAGACCTGAGCAATTACCCGGTTACTGAAAGAATAAACATTTCAAGCCTGGAAAGATTCAAGAGGGCATAATCGTGGCCGAGAAGAAAAGATACAAAGCCCCCAAGTTCCAAAAGGCAGACGCAGAGAAGCTGGCAACCGCAATAGGCTGTTCTGGCTCTCACCAGGATGCAGATGGCAAATGGCTGCCGTGTGCAACAGAAGAAGAGATGCAAAAACTCTCAATGGATGCTGAGCCAGATAAAAAACCTATTGGTTTTTATGACAAAAAAGAAGGCAAGCCTAAAAGAAAAAAGCGTGGTAAAAGAAAACGCTATATCGACGACGAATGGGAAAATTTAAAACAGCGGGCTCCTCTTGGTTTTGATACGCTTCCAGACGGAAGCCTTGTGTCTGGCAACAACCCACCCCTCCCAGCAGTCGGAGAGACCGTTACTGCTTTTGGCGGAGGAGTAATCCCAGGAATAACTAACTCTGGAAGCAAGTCCGCTTACGAAGAGGCGACAGACATAAAGGCAGGACGGGCTACAGGTCCTGAATATGTTAGAGACAACGACCCAGATGTTTTTATAGACCCAGAATCTGCAAGATTTAGGTCAAGACAACTTGGATGCATTGGAATAAGCAGAAGAATCTCTAAAACCGGACGAGCCGTTTGGATGCCTTGCACCAATATGAGTGACTATTCAAGGGTTTCTGGCTCTACATCATTGGGTCGTAGAGGTCAAAGACGAGACATGGAAAACACTGTTAGAACAATAGTGTCTAGAGAACTCAAGAAAAACAAAAAATAGAAATCACATTGTTCGTAGAAGTATTTACGCACAATAGTTACTAAATATTGTTAGTTCCACTATTGATGGGGAAATTCTGTTATTTTTGATAGTTAAGGGCTGGGTGCTCACCTAAGTCGCAGTTAACCATCCACAAATAATCTCACAAGAGGTAGGAAAAAATATGTCGGAAGACACTTCAAGAATCAAGGAACTGCAGAGCGCACTCCGCGTTAAAATGGCAGACAATAAGGCTATCGCCGATTCATTCAGAATCGAAGAAGGCGCTGTTGTCGTCACTGCAGAACAAAAGACTGCGTTCGATAAGAACATGCAGGACATCAAAGAAATCAAGGGCCTTATCGAGGGTCTTGAGAGCATGGGCGGAGTTTCCGACTGGGCATCAGAGCCACAGGAAACAGTTGCTGGAGCATTTGCTGCAGCTGCGAACGATGTAAAGCATCTTTCAAGCCGTGAAATCAAGAGCATCGGCGAGATGTTCCTCGATTCCGCAGAATTCAAGTCACTCAACAGTGGCCGTAATGGTGCAAACATGGCTGCCGCATGGCAAGCTGGCGTTTCGCTTACCGGTCTCAATGTCAAGGACGTTTACTCAGCACTCCCATCAGGCACACCAGGTTCATTCGGTACCATTCAGCGCGATGCGCTGGTAACACCTCCACAACGCACAAAGCGCGTTCGTGACTTGTTCCCAGTTCGTAACACGACTGCAGCAGTTATCGAATACTTCCGTCAGATTGGCTTTACTAGCCTTGCAGCTCCAGGAACCGGCGCTTACTCAACCAACAACGCAGCTGCTCCAGTAGCAGAGCGTTCAGGTTCAGCATTCGGAATCAAGCCACAATCAGCATTCCAATTCGTTGGTGAGCAGGCTCCAGTACGCACACTTGCGCATTGGGAAGCAGCACACCGCAACGTTCTTGCTGATGAGCCACAATTGCGCTCAATCATCGACAACGAGTTGATGTACGGTCTCCGCCTTCTTGAGGATTCTCAAATCCTTAACGGTGACGGAACTGGCGAAAACTTGCTCGGTGTTTTGAACACTCCAGGAATTCAAGAGTACGCATGGTCAGACGGTGCAACCACACCAGTCGCCGACACAAAGGCTGACGCACTTCGTCGTGCAGCAACCTTGTCGTTCCTTGCTTACTACGAGCCAACCGGTATCGTTCTTCACCCGAACGATTGGGAAGACATTGAATTGACCAAGGATGCCAACGGCCAGTACCTCATCGCAGTTTCGGTTGCAATGGGTGGCGAGCCAAAGGTATGGCGTATGCCAATCGTTGACACTCCTGCAATTGCAGAAGGTACAGCTTTGGTTGGTGCGTTCGGTACTGGAGCTCAGCTCTATGACCGTGAGCAGTCAAGCATTCGCATCAGCGAGCAGCACTCTGACTTCTTCGTAAGAAACGCAATTGTCATCTTGGCCGAGCAGCGTCTCGCCCTTGCTGTCAAGCGTCCAGAAGCATTCGTAGTCGTAGACTTCGACGGATTCCCAGGATACGAAGCCTAATAATCATTAAGCGGAACCCCGCCTGTACCCTCGAACGGTACGGGCGGGGTTTTTGCTATATACGGGAAGATTGTGTATGAAAGAAAATGAAGCATTTCTATCTATAGGAGAGATGCCACTATTTAATAATCTTCTAGACGAGGTCTTGTTGTTAACGGACGAAGACTGGACCGAATATGACGACCGAAAGAAAACCCGTGGTGCGGCCTCAGCGGTAACCAATACCATCCCATTGATTTACGACTTAAAACACAGGATTGATTCAGGGATACTGCACAAAAACTACGAGAGATTCAGCTCTTACGTAGATGAAGTCATTTTGTCCGCAAGGGGGCACTTTGGTGAATTAAAAGTGCAGCAAGCAATGCTTACTCAACTTAAAGCTGGAGTAGTTATTCCTAGACACAGGGACGAGGGTCGACTAACAGCAAAGACCCATAGAATACATGTACCGGTCATAACTAATACGGAGTGTATTTTTAGCGTTGGTGACGAATCCAAAAACCTACCGGCAGGGCAAATTTGGGTTATAGACAATGTCAACAGATACCACAGTGTTGAGAACCGTGGCAAGAATGACCGAGTGCACTTAATCATAGACGCAATTTAATGTGAGATAATTAATTCATGCCTACCTTAGGGCGAGAGAAGGCCCCATGCTTTACTGCGTGGGGCTTTCCCTTTTGTGCAATGATGTAATATGTAAGAACCCCGAATAAAGAGGACGAAGACCCCATGGCTGAAGAAGGCAAGTGCCCACCAGCAACGCAGGACGTTGCGGTAAACATAAAGAACAGACAGAGCGCTATAAAATCTGCCGCCTATGGCCCCCTTAATCCAAAAGAGCCAAACGAAGCATATTGGAAGAAGAGGGCTAATAAATGGGATGTTTCTGTACCTGAGGCAAAAAAGCAAACATGCGGTAACTGTCTTATGTTTGTTAGAACCCCAACAATGCTCAACTGTATCGAGGGCGGTCTAGGAAACGAGGAAGGGAATGTTGCTTGGGACATCATCAAAGCTGGAGAGCTTGGTTATTGCGAAGCTTTTGACTTTAAGTGCGCTGCCGAAAGAACGTGCGATGCCTGGGTTGTGGGTGGACCAACGGTTGATGAGGGAAAGCTAAAAGAAAAGTCTCTTGAAATGGATTTCATCAAACTTCAAAATACTCGTGTTATTGCCATGGACGCAAAAGATAACGTCGAAGATGTTGAACTCCCAGAATGGGGCGAAGACTATTCCGACGAAACGCTCCTTGGTGAAAGCTCTGTATCAACAAAGTCCGCAAAGCTCAAAGACCCAAAGGGCGGACTGACCCCTGCTGGGAGAAAGTTCTTTAATAGGACTCAGGGTTCGAATTTGAAGCCAGGGGTAAAAGGTGCGGCCGACACTCCAGAGAAGATGAAGCGTAAGGGTTCGTTCCTTACTCGCTTCTTTACTAATCCATCAGGCCCCATGGTTGATGAAAAAGGAAGAGCCACTCGCCTAGCGTTATCCGCTGCCGCGTGGGGTGAAAGAGTTCCAAAGAATGCAGAAGACGCAGCAGCACTTGCGGCTAAAGGCCGCAGACTTCTTGAAAGGTATGAAAATACAAAAAAGAACAAAAAAGATGCGTTTTACGACATTGATTCAAAAGTTTTTTTAGAAATGTCCGACCAGGAAAAAGTAGAAAAATACATAGAGTCGCTTTCTGATGAAGATTTT